AAAAGCGTTACAACAGACGAAGAAACTATATTACAAGTAGGTGAGCCTTCTGAAGAAGTAGTTAAAACAATTAAGGATATAAAAGTTAAGTTAAAATTAGCTAAGGAACCTTACGAAATAATTAAGCTAGAAAAAAGATTATCTAGATTATCCGCTAAAATAGCAATAGTAAAAGTAGGGGCTAATTCAGAAGTTGAATTAAAAGAAAAGAAAGATAGAGTTGAGGATGCAATATGCGCAACTAAAGCGGCGATTAAAGAAGGTATTGTACCTGGAGGCGGAATTGCTTTATTAAATGCTTCTCAAACTATATATGCCGACACAATAGGGGAGGAAACGCTCCTAGAGGCCATTAAGGCTCCGTTTAAGACTATATTAGATAATGCTGGTATAGAATACAAGGAACCTAAAAAAGGGCTTGGGATTGGCTTAAATGTAATAACTGGTGAAACAGTTAATATGATTAAAGCAGGTATTATAGATCCTTTGCTAGTTACTAAAAGCGCATTAAAGAATGCGGCATCTGTAGCAACAACTATATTATCTACAAATTGTGTAATTAATAACTTACGTATTAATGAAGGCAATAGGTAGTAATTTAATAATACAGAAAGCAAAGTTAGGTACTGTTAAAACCAAAGGTGGTTTAATTTTATCTAAGAACGAAGAACAAGAAATCAGGTATATATTAGCTGATGTAGTTTCAGTAGGTAATGACACTGCTGGAATAAAAAAAGGTGATCACATTTATTATGATCGTCATGCTGGACATAAAATAGAAATTGATAAAGAAATTTATCACGTTATAAAACTACAGGATGTAGTTGTTGTTCTATGAAAAGGCTAGAAGCGGGAGAAGTTAGAGAACTAAACTTGCTAAAACATTATCGAGTAATAAGACAATGGGCCTGTAGGAACAATAACTTAAAAGACGCGGATTTAGAATTACTGATCTACTTTGATTGTATGAATTTTTTTACCAAACAAGATTATAAGATCGGTACGTATGCTTACAGTTGGGACAATAAACGCTGGAACAGATTATTGATAGAGGGTTGGATTACGGTTTGGAGAAAAAGAAATCATACAACTCAAAAATATCATATTTATAAAGTTTCATTTAAGTGTAGACAACTAATAAGTAGAATGTATCGTATTATGCTTGGGGAAGAAGATATACCAACAAGCCAAAGAAGGAATAGTATAATGTTAGGCAAAACGTATATGGACAAAGTACTTCAAACATCAATAAATAACGTAAACAAAGATAAAGAACGATAATATGGTAAATCCAAATGAACAAATGATAGATCCTATGACAGGTATGCCTGTTCAGACTACAATGGTACCACCTCAACCTAGTAATATCTTAGGAAACGCTAAGCCTATGTTTAATGATTTAACTCAGAACGCAGCTCAGGGAATTTATGGCAACCAAGAACAAAGACAAATGTCTTTAGGTAATAGAGCTCCTTTGTATTTTAAGGATCAAACTGGTGACGGTAAAATTACTCGTGCAGATGTAATTAAAGCTAGAACCGAAGGTTACGAAGAATAATGATAAAACTAATAAAATATATTATGAAAAAAAATTCACCAGCTGTAAGCAAAATTGAAGAGCAGGGCATTACAGGTGCTAATGCGCTTTGGGATGGACCATTAGATACTAGTGGCTTTCCAATGGGTAAAGGATCTAGTAGTGGTAAAAATGGGATGAAATTAAACCAAGCAGAAGTACCTTATTCTGCAGGTCCTATTACGTCTAAAACTTATGCCAAGGGAAATGGTAGGGGCTGATATTAAGCTTTACGCAATAAACGCTATATCTTTAGCAGTATCTATGACAAACATTGAACCTGTATTGAAAATATTGTTATTAATGGTTACTATTGGTTATACTGTTAATAAGTGGTATCATTTAAGAAATAAGAAATGATAAGCAAGCATATATCTGATAAAGAAGCTGTTTATTCAAGAACAGCTTTACGATTAGGTATAGATAATACGCCTGAAGCATATCATTTAGTTAACATGCAAGTTGTTGCAGAGTTAGTATTTGAGTCGCTTAGAGAATGGGTGGGTGGACCTATAAAAATAAATTCATTTTATAGAAGTAAAAAATTAAATTCCGCAATAGGTGGAAGTGTCAAATCTCAACACTGTGAAGGCAGAGCTATAGATTTAGATGATACATTTGGGCATAAAACAAATGCTGAAATGTTTAATTATATAAAAGACAACTTAGATTTTGATCAATTAATCTGGGAGTTTGGGGATGATAAAAATCCTGATTGGGTGCATGTAAGTTATGCGTCTAATGAAGAAAACCGAAGACGATCATTAAAGGCGTACAAACAAAATGGTAAAACAACTTATAAAATAATATAATGGCATACGTACAACCAGACTCTCCGCTTATGAAAATGTCTTCTAACGAAAAGAAGGCAGGTATGACTACAGCTGAAAAAGCTAAATACAAAAAAGAAACAGGGGGCACTCTTAAAAGCCCACAACCAGAAGGAGGATCTAGGAAAAAGTCTTATTGTGCTAGATCTGCGGGTATTAAAAAGTGCAAAAATCCAGACGAAAAAGGCATGTGTCCAAATGATTATTCCAGAAGAAAATGGAAGTGTGGTAAAAAATAAATAAATAAATAAATAATATTATGGCAAAAATTAGTAAAAAAACAGCTTACGACGTTAAAGAAGCAAGCAATCAATCATTAACAGCGTCTGCTAGAAATAACTACGCTAAAGATGCTCAAGCAGGAATGAAAGACGATAGTCCTATGTCTATGTACGGTAAATCTCCAATGTCTATGGACGGAAAATCAAAGTCCCCTATGGCTATGAAAGGATCTTGGATGAGTAAGCACTGCTCAAAGTAATGGAATCCAAAGGTTTAGGCGACACTATAGAAAAGATAACTACAGCCACTGGTATTAAATCAGTGGTTGATAAAGTATCAGAGGGTCTCAATATTCCTTGTGGTTGCCAAAAAAGAAAAGAAGCTTTAAATAATATGTTTCCTTATAATGGCGTTTAAACTAAATAACCCGCCGTATTACATTGACAATACACCTATATATAACGTTGACTTAGGAAACGAAGTATTAGGTAAAGCCGATAGGAATGGTAGTATACTTATAAATAAAAATATTACTAATGAAAAGCAAAGGCAAGATGTAATTAACCACGAAAAAGTTCATTTAGATCAAATGAAACGCGGGGATTTAGATTATAACGATAGCGCCGTTTTTTGGAAAAGTAAAAAATATTCAAGGGCAAAAATGGAAGAAGGCGCTAAAAACCTTCCTTGGGAAAAAGAGGCCTATAGCAAATCTAAATAAAATGAAAGATAAAAAACCATTTAAAGAAACTGGATTAGGTAAGTTTTTGCTAGGAACAGGTTCATCTATTGTAAACACTATAGGTGATGTTCTGCCGGATAAGGGGATTTTAGGTATAGTAAAGAATCTTATAGACAAAGATCCAGATTTATCTGATGGTCAAAAAGCAGAGGCTCACGACAGACTAGTAGAATTATACAGGCTAGAAGTTGAGGATAGGGACTCCGCTAGGAAAAGAGAGGTTGGTCTTAGGAAGTACGGGACGGACTGGATGTTTAATATGACCGGTATTGTAGGTTTAACCGCTTTTGCCTTTCTAGTTTATACAGTAGTTACTACAGAAGTACCTGAATCTAATAAAGAAATTTTCATACATTTACTAGGTATAGTTGAAGGTGTGGCATTAAGTATATTTGGTTATTACTTCGGTTCCGCCATAAAAGACAATAAATAATTATTAATTAAATCAAATAAAATGAAAAAAGTAAAAACGATTACAGAAGACCAATTAGTTAAAATTCAGGGACAACAAAAAGATTTATCGAATCTATTGAAGGACATTGGATTTGTAGAAGTACAGAAGCACGGTTTATTACACAAACAAGCTGGCCTTAATCAAGAGATAGAGGACTTCAAGGCTGAATTGGAAAGCACATACGGGGCTATCACTATTGACATAGAAACTGGGTCGTATACCGAAATTAAAAAGGAAAAAGAGTAATATGTCTTCTGTTATAAGAAAAATAAGTATAGGTTCAGACTATAAAAACGAAGCAATGCACTACGCTGTAGGACAAAACGTTTATGGCGGTCACGAAATAGCTTATATTCTATTTGAAGAAAAAGATAACTCTTATAACATTCATATAAAGAAAAACAACGAGGTGATGCCATGGAAGAAATTCAACTCTAACATGGCAATATCGGTTGAGTATGATCTTGAATATTAATGAAGAGTGTTTTTGATTTCATAATAAAGCCAGTTGGTGGTCGTTATGATAATGAAAAAAAGATAGGAGATAAAACCCTTATTACAAATACATCAATAGAAAGTTTTAAATCTGTAAATAACCTTGCTGAAGTGGTAGAAGTACCTTTGGCGTTTAATACGGATATAAAAAAGGGTGATATAATAGTGATACATCATAATGTATTTAGGAGGTTTTATAATATGAAAGGCGAGCAAAAAGATAGCAGATCAATGTTTATTGATGGATTGTACTTCTGCGCTTTAGACCAGATATATTTATACGGAAAATCAGGTAGTTGGAATACAATTAACAACCGGTGCTTTATAGCCCCTATAAAAAATAAAGATAGCTTATCGCTTGAAAAAGAGCAAAAGCTTATTGGTATACTAGAATACGGTAATAGTTCATTAGAAGTGCTAGGAATCAATCCTGGAGCATTAGTAGGTTACACGCCGGGTAGTGAGTTCGAGTTTGTAATAGACGGGCATAAATTGTATTGTATGAAATCAAATGATATCGTAATTAAATATGGATCCAAAGGAAACGAGGAAAAAAATAATCCTAGCTGGGCACAAAGCAGTTGAGGAATTAATAAAAGTGGCTAGGGAAGCTATTGTAGATTCAGATGATGACCTTACCGCTGATAAGCTAAAGAACGCTGCTGCCACTAAAAAGTTAGCAGTATTCGATGCTTTTGAGATTCTTGAAAGAATTGAAAACGAACAAGCAATGCTGGATTCGTCATTGACGGTATCTAAAGGGGTTGCTTTTAAAGGCTTTGCAGAGGGGAGATCTAAATAATGTATACTCAAAATTTATACTCTATATTAGATAACTACATAAGGCCAGCGGTTATTAAAAGTAATAATAGACACAAGAAGTGGGTATATGGCTACAATAAAGAATATGATGTTGTTATTATTAGTAAGAGTGGTGAAATTGGTGAGGTGTATGAAATACAGGGCTTAAAAGTAGCTTTACCACTAATAAAAGACTGCTATAAAAGAAGTAAAGACAAATCAGAACAGTATTGGGAAAAGTCTTTAATACCATCAGAAATAGATAAAATAAAAAGCGTTAATGAATGGAATAAATACCCAGATGCTTTTAAAAATAGGTTTTATGATTATATCGACGGAGAGTTTAAATGCAGGGATGAGGGGTTTTCGTTTTATAACGATGGCACTGAAACTTATATTACTGGCTCTCATTATGTCTACCTGCAGTGGACTAAGATTGACGTTGGTGCCGCCGATTATAGAGAGGCAAATAGAATATTCTTTTATTTCTGGGAAGCTTGCAAGGCAGACTATAGATCTTATGGAATGTGCTACCTTAAGAACAGACGTTCTGGATTTTCATTTATGGCTTCAGCAGAGACCGTTAACCAGGCCACAATATCTAAAGATTCAAGATTTGGTATTTTATCAAAGACTGGAGCAGATGCAAAGAAGATGTTTACAGACAAGGTGGTACCCATCAGTCTTAATTACCCATTCTTCTTTAAACCCACCCAGGACGGTATGGAAAGACCAAAGACCGAACTATCATACAAGATACCGTCAAGAAGGCTCACTAGGAACTCGATTAAAGAATACTCTAAAATGGACGACTTCGGAGAGGGACTTGATACCACGATTGACTGGAAAAACACAGGGGACAACTCTTATGATGGGGAGAAACTACAGCTCCTCGTTCACGACGAATCGGGCAAATGGGAAAGGCCGGACAATATTACAAACAACTGGAGGGTCACGAAAACGTGTCTTAGACTTGGATCAAGAATAGTAGGCAAATGTATGATGGGATCAACGTCCAACGCTTTGGCGAAAGGCGGGGAAAACTTTAAAAAACTATATGAACATTCTGACGTACAAAAAAGAAACCGCAATGGACAGACTAGCTCAGGATTATATTCTTTGTTCGTGCCTATGGAATGGAACTACGAGGGATTCATTGATAAATATGGAATACCTGTATTCAACACTCCAAAAACCCCAGCCATAGGGCCTGATGGTGGACTAATAGATATAGGTGTAATAGAATACTGGGAGAATGAAGTTGGAGGTCTTAAAAATGACCAAGATGGTCTTAATGAATACTACAGACAGTTTCCTAGAACAACACAGCACGCATTTAGAGATGAAGCAAAACAATCGCTTTTTAATCTAACTAAAATATACCAGCAAATAGATTACAACGAAGACCTTAGAAATACAGCTATTGTAACTACAGGTAGTTTTGCATGGGAAAATGGGGTACAAGACTCTATAGTTGTTTTTAACCCACATAAGGACGGAAGGTTTAAAATAACTTGGGTTCCACCTAAAGATATGCAAAACCGGGTAATAATAAAGAATGGCATGAAGCATCCTGGTAATGAACACTGCGGAGCGTTTGGGTGCGATAGTTATGACATATCAGGTACTGTAGATCAAAGAGGTTCTAATGGCGCTCTATCTGGATTAACTAAGTTTTCTATGGAAGATGTGCCACCAAACCATTTCTTTTTAGAATACATAGCCAGACCACAAACAGCGGAGATATTCTTTGAAGATGTTTTAATGGCTTGTGTTTTTTACGGAATGCCAATATTAGCCGAGAATAACAAACCTAGGCTATTATACCATTTTAAAAGAAGAGGCTATAGAGGTTTTTCAATTAATAGACCCGACAAAATTTGGAATAAGTTATCTGTAACAGAAAAGGAAATTGGAGGTATACCAAACTCCAGCGAAGATATAAAGCAAGCACACGCCGCCGCAATTGAATCTTATATTGAAACATATGTAGGATTATCCGATACTGGATATGGAGATATGTATTTTCAAAGGACGCTAGAAGATTGGGCAAGGTTTAATATAAATAATAGAACTAGTCATGATGCTTCCATTAGTTCAGGGTTAGCATTAATGGCGTGTAATAAACAAAGGTATGCACCAGCTAATAGAATAGAAAGACAACCTATTAATATGGGCATTAAAAAATACAACAACGATGGTAGTGCCTCAAAAATTATAATATAAATGAACGTATATACAAATACTAATAGTTCTTTTCCAAGTCAAGTAGTTAGCGACGTAGAAAAAGCATCCGCAGAGTATGGTATTCAAGTAGCTAGGGCCATTGAAAGAGAATGGTTTGATCAGGGGAGAACTAATAATAGGTACCAAACTAATTATAATAACTTCCATCAATTAAGGTTATATACTAGAGGCGAGCAATCAATACAAAAGTACAAAGATGAATTATCAATAAATGGAGATTTATCTTATCTTAATTTAGATTGGAAGCCTGTACCTGTTATATCTAAGTTTGTAGACATCGTAGTGAATGGCATGTCTCAAAAGTCATATGACATAAAAGCTTTTTCACAAGATCCTGAATCTTTAAAGAAAAGAACAGATTATGCTTTATCTGTAATGCGTGATATGTATACGCAAGATTTGATAGCTAAAGCTAATCAAATAACCGGTGCAGACTTTTCGAACTCCCCTTTGAGCGCAGAGGAGTTGCCGGAAACAAGGGAAGAACTTGAATTACATATGCAACTTAGTTATAAGCAATCTGTTGAGATAGCTGAAGAAGAAGCTATAAACAATGTCCTTGCTGCTAATAAATATGATCTAGTAAGAAGAAGATTAAATCATGATTTAGTAGTATTAGGTATAAGTTGCGTTAAAACAAGTTTTAATAAATCTGAAGGTATTGTAGTTAACTATGTCGACCCCGCCTACTTGGTTTATTCTTACACAGAAGATCCTAATTTCGAAGACATATACTATGTTGGTGAAGTGAAAGCAATCACAATACCTGAGTTAAAGAAACAATTCCCAGATATATCTGATGAGGAGCTACTGAATATACAGAATATGCCCGGAAATAACAATTATGTTACTGGATGGGGAAATTTTGATGGAAACACGGTGCAGGTTCTATTCTTTGAATATAAGACTTATTCGAACCAGGTATTTAAAATAAAACAAACTGAGTTTGGTTTAGAGAAGGTAATACAAAAAGACGATAGTTTTAATCCTCCTGAAAGCAACAATTTTAATAAAGTATCTAGAACCATAGAGGTTTTATATAGTGGGGCTAAGGTATTGGGTAATAACACTATGTTAGAGTGGCAGATGGCTGAGAATATGACAAGACCATATGCTGATACCACAAAAGTTAAAATGAACTACACTATTACTGCCCCTAGAATGTATAAAGGCAGGATTGAAAGCTTAGTTAGCAAGGTAACTGGGTTTGCAGATATGATTCAGCTTACGCACCTTAAACTACAACAAGTTATGTCTAGAATAGTTCCTGATGGGGTGTTCTTAGATATGGACGGATTAGCTGAGGTTGATCTTGGGAATGGCACAAATTATAACCCAGCGGAAGCATTGAATATGTATTTCCAAACAGGTAGCGTTGTTGGTAGATCATTAACGCAAGATGGTGAGATGAACCGCGGTAAAATACCAGTTCAAGAATTATCTTCATCTTCTGGTCAAGCGAAAATAGGCTCTTTAATAAATACGTACAATTATTATTTACAAATGATAAGAGACGTAACTGGATTAAACGAAGCTAGAGATGGAAGTAACCCAGATAAAGATGCTTTACTAGGATTACAAAAAATGGCAGCTAACCAATCGAATGTAGCAACTCGCCACATATTACAAGCTAGTTTATACCTAACGCTTAAGACATGCGAAAATATATCTCTTAGAATAGCGGATGTATTGAACTTCTCATTGACATCTAATTCACTATCAAATAGTATATCCACATTTAATGTAGAGACTTTAAAAGAGATACAAAACTTAAACCTACACGATTTTGGCATATACTTAGAATTAGAGCCGGATGACGAAGAAAAAGCACAGTTAGAACAAAACATTCAAATTGCTTTGCAATCTGGGGGTATAGATTTAGAAGATGCAATAGACATTAGACAAATAAAGAATTTAAAATTAGCTAATCAGCTTATTAAATTAAAAAGAAAACGCAAGCAAGCAGCAGTGGAGGCTGCCCAAATAGCTAATATAAATGCACAAGCAGAGGCTAACTCAAGAACAGCTGAAGCTGCAGCAATGTTTGAAGTTCAAAAACAACAAGCGTTAACCGCTGAGAAAGTTAGCATTGAACAAGCTAAGTCGCAATTTGAAATGACAAGAATGCAAACAGAGGCTCAAATTAAGAAAGAGTTAATGGCCGAGGAATTTGGTTATCAAATGCAACTAGCTCAAGTTAGGGCTAATGCGGAAATAACTAAAGAAGCGGAAACAGAAGACAGGAAAGATAAAAGAGTAAAAATACAAGGTACTCAGCAATCAGAGTTAATAGATCAAAGAAAAAATGATTTATTACCTAAAAACTTTGAGTCTCAAGGTAATGACTCACTAGGCGGGTTTAACTTAGAGCAATTTTCGCCTAGATAATACCTATTAATTAATTTTATATTATTATATCATGTCAGAAGTAGTACAACAAGAAGGGGACTTCAAAATTAAAAAAAAGAAGCCCGCGATGAAGAAACTAGGTAACAATAAAGAAATTACCAAGGTGGATTTAACGCCTAAAAAAGAAGTAGAAGAAATTACCAAAGTGGTAATTGAACAACCAAATGAAAGAGTTCAAGAGATTACAAAAGAGGAGCCAGCAGCTGCGGAAGAAGTTGTAACGCCAGAAGATGTAGTCGTTATCCAAGAGATAACAGATAAAGAAGAATTAGTTCAATACTTGGTTGATGAAGCAGAGCAAGTTATAGAAGAACAAGCAATAACAGGCAAACCCCTGCCAGAGAACATAGAGAAATTAGTTTCTTTTATGGAAGAGACCGGGGGTTCTGTTGAAGATTATGTTAGGTTGAATGCTGACTATACAAATGTAGACAGCAATACATTACTTAAAGAATATTATAAAAAAACAAGACCACATTTAGATAACGAAGAAATAGCTTTCTTAATGGAAGATTCTTTTAGTTACGACGACGAGGTCGACGAAGAGCGAGATATAAGAAAAAGAAAACTCGCCTTTAAAGAAGAAGTTGCAAAAGCCAAAGGTTATTTGGAAAATCTCAAGAGTGAATACTACCAGGAAATCAAGTTGAGACCTGGTGTTACTCAAGAGCAAACCAAAGCCACTGACTTTTTCAACCGATATAACGAAGAGCAAGGCGTAGCCGCCAAACAACACGAGAAGTTTAAAGCTGATACTAGCAAACTTTTTTCCGATGATTTCAAAGGTTTTGATATTTCTGTAGGTGAGAAGAAATTTAGGTATGGTATTCAAAATGTTGAAAAAGTGGCAGAGAGTCAATCGAACATTAACAACCTAATTAAGAAGTTCTTAAATGATAAAGGTGATGTTATAGATACGAAAGGTTATCACAAAGCTATGTATGCTGCTGAAAACATTGATAAAATAGCATCTCATTTCTACGAGCAGGGCAAAGCTGATGCTGTAAGAGAGGTTATAAGTAGTTCAAAAAACCCAAGCGAGGCTGCTAGAAAAACAGCTCCAGGCGATGTTTTTGTTAATGGACTACGCGTTAAATCAATCAGCGGTCTTGATTCTTCAAAACTTAGAATACAAACAAAAAAATTTAACAATTAAAAACATTTAACTATGGCAGCAGTAGCACCCGTTTACGGGTCAATTAAGCCCTCACAGAAGCAACAGGCTCTTGAGAGCAACTATTTAAACTTTGCAGACGGATCAGGAAATGATTTCGCACAACAATACTTACCAGAAATCTATGAGGCTGAAGTAGAGCGTTATGGAAACAGAACTCTATCAGGCTTTTTAAGAATGGTAGGAGCAGAAATGCCAATGACTTCAGATCAGGTTATCTGGTCAGAGCAGAACAGATTACATATTGCTTACAATACTGTATCTAAGGCAACTGCAACAACTTTAACTTTTGCATTAAATGCAACAGCAGGACCAAACTTTGTAGCTAACGTTATCTCTAAGCACCAGACTCTAGTAGTTATGGACGGAGCAACAGGAGCTGAACTTAAGGTTTTTGTTACTAACAGTGTTAATACCTCATCTACTTTGGCTACTATTACAGTTAAGCCTTATACAGTTGCTGATATGACTACATTAAGTGCAACAGCTGGAGCTCTTAAAATCTTTGTTTATGGTTCTGAATACAAAAAAGGAACTACAGATGCGGATATCAAATCTGTAACGCCTTCTTTCACACAATTCAATAACTCTCCAATCATTATAAAAGAAAAGTATGCTATCTCAGGATCAGATACTGCTCAAATTGGATGGGTTGAAGTTGCTACTGAAGAGGGAGCATCTGGATTCTTATGGTATCTAAAAGCTGAATCTGAAACTCGTTTACGTTTTGAGGACTACTTAGAAATGTCAGTTGTTGAAGGAGAACTAGTTTCTGGTACTTCTACACTTGCAGACGATGGAATCAAAGGAACTCAAGGTTTATTTGCAGCTGTTAAATCAAGAGGTAACGTACTAAACAACTTTAGTGCTGGGGCCGCTGGTTTAGCTGAATTTGATGGAATCCTTAAGAACTTGGATACTCAAGGAGCTATTGAAGAGAACATGTTATTCTTAAACAGAGACACATCTTTAAGATTCGACGATATGCTTGCTAGCATCTCCGCTGGAGCTAATGGTGGAACTGCTTACGGATTATTCGAGAATTCTTCTGAAATGGCATTAAATTTAGGTTTCTCTGGATTCAGAAGAGGTTCTTATGACTTCTACAAGACTGACTGGAAATACTTAAACGACGCTTCTACACGTGGTGGAGTTACTGTATCTGGGATTGATGGTGTTTTAATTCCTGCTGGAACTTCTACAGTTTACGATCAAGTTTTAGGAACAAATATCCGTAGACCATTCTTACATGTTCGTTACAGAGCTTCTCAAGCTGACGACAGAAGAATGAAATCTTGGATCACTGGTTCTGTAGGTGGAGCTTACACTTCTGATCTTGATGCAATGGAGGTACACTTCCTTTCTGAAAGATGTCTTGTAGTTCAAGCGGCTAACAACTTCGTATTGTTTACTGCATCTGCATAATTTAACTTTATAATTATTACCCCTGTTGTAAAGACGGGGGTAATTTTTATTTTTATTTACTTATTTAATTTTATTATATTATGGCTAAAATAAGCACAGCTTCTGTAAAAGAAGTATTTGAAGAAGAAGTAGTAACTATTGTTGCTGAAAAGAAAGAAAAAACCCCAGCAAAACAGGATTGGGAAATAAAAGATAGAACGTATTATTTAACAGGAGCCCATAGCCCTTTAACATATACGATGGCCGCCAGGCACACTGCTAGATTCCCATTACTATGGTTTAATACAAAAACTGGCGAACAAAAAGAAATTAGGTATGCAACTAATCAAAACTCCCCATTTGTAGATGAGCAAAAAGGAGAGTCAACATTAGGACATATCATATTCCACAATGGAACATTAACGGTTCCAAAAGAAAAGCAAAACTTGCAAAAGTTGTTATCACTATATCACCCAGATGCTAATAAGACATATGCGGAATTTGACGCAGTGGCAGAAGCAAATGATGATTTGGATGACTTAATGTTAGAAGCGGAAGCAACAAATTACGCTATAAACATGGATGTTGACCAAGGAGAAGCTATATTAAGAGTTGAACTTGGATCTGGTGTTTCTACAATGAGCTCAAAGGCAATTAAAAGAGATCTTATATTGTTTGCCAAGAGAAATCCTTCATTGTTTATGGATTTAGCAAATGATGAGAACGTACAGCTTAGGAATATTGCAATAAAAGCCTCAGAAGATGGCATTATAAAATTATCACAGGACCAAAGAACATTTATGTGGGGTACTAACGATAAAAAACTAATGACAGTCCCTTTTGATGAGAATCCTTACTCTGCTATGGCTGCATATTTCAAGACCGACGAAGGTGTTGAGGTGTTCAAGTCTATAGAGAAAAAAATGAAATAATACGTAATATTAATATAAGGGGTAATTAAGTTTGCCCCTATATTATAATAAAAATTAAAATGGCAATAAACGTAGATAGAGTTTACAAAACGGTTTTGTTGATACTAAACAAAGAGCAGAGAGGTTATGTAACACCTGACGAGTTTAATAAGATAGGCACGCAAGTTCAACTAGAAATATTTGAAAGGTACTTTGAAGACTTAAACCAACAGCTACGCGTTCCACAAGTTGATAGCGAATATGCTAACAGACAAAAAAACATAGATAATAATATCTCCATTTTCAAAACAATTGGGGATTCAACATATAATGCTGGCGGCTATTTTATGCCCCCTAGCAATCTTCATAGGATTGGCACTGTTATATACAAGGATGAAATGGAAATTCAAAGAGTTCAAAGAAACGAACTATTGAATATTAATATGTCTCCTTTAACAAAGCCCACTAAAACGTATCCTATCTATACTTACGAGGACGGATCTACTACAACTTTGCCTCGTATATATGTATACCCAAAAACTATAACAACCCCTTCTGATGTAACTATTTCTTATATTAGAAAGCCTGCAAATGTTGTATGGGCATACCAGCAATTAGGCGGTGGAACTTGGACATCTGGTCCATATATATACAATTCAGCTACTTCTGTACAATTCGAACTAGACGACACAGAACAAACTACTGTTATAACTAACGTATTACTTTATATGGGTATAATTATAAAGGACCCTCAAATAATCCAAGTGGCTGCTCAACAAGCACAAGCTCAGGAGGTAAATCAAAAAAGTTAATAGATTATGTCTAGACCAAATAACGGTTTAATAACCGAAACAAATAGTCAATACTACGCTGGTTCACAGAGTTTTACAACAAAGGCGGGGCAAGTCGCTTTTGCCTCTACGTTTAACACGGATTTAGTATTTGGCAATTATAACCCTAATACTACTGATTACGGTTTAAACAACTTTGTATTATACTTTAGTAATAATGGTTATCCTGGAACATTTACAGAATATGTATCTGCCTATACAGTTGCCGATAACATAATAACATTGGGTGTTGCATTGGCTACTCAGAGTTATTTGGTTATACAAATGAAAACTGAAGACGGCGGCGTTTATGGAGATCAAAATGCTTATGGTAATACCGTAGAGAATAACTATGGTGGTTATGAATACATAACCTTAAATGATATAATCAATAACTTCTTAGTAGCCTATGTTGGAGCCGGAAAACTAATACAAGATGTCAAAAGGACAGATGTAATGTTCCACGCTAAAAGAGGTTTACAAGAATTTAGCTATGATACTCTTAAAAGTATTAAAGCGGCAGAATTAACAATTCCCCCTAGTTTAAGTTTGCCATTGCCGCAAGACTATGTTAACTACGTTAAAGTTTCATGGATTGACAACTTGGGCGTTAAACACCAAATATTACCTACGCAGTTAACTAGTAGTCCAAGCACGGCTCCTTTGCAAGATGGTAGCGGATTGCCTATACAAAGTAATCAAGAAGAGAATCTAGAGGGTACTTCACAAACCGAAGCACGCTGGGCGGTTGCTGATACTAAAAGAATAAATAATATTGCATCACTAGAGGATTACAATAATGGTTTAGATGGTGATGGGTATTGGTTCAATAACGGTAACTTCTATGGCAGGGCTTACGGATTAGATCCAGTTAACTCAAATATAAATGGCACCTTCACCCTTAACAGCAGGGAAGGTAAAATATCTTTTTCCAGTGATTTGGTGGGGGCATTAATCATATTTGAATACCTATCTGATGGGTTAGCATATGAAGCGGACACCAAAGTCCCTAAGATGGCAGAAGAAGCTATGTATCTCCATTTGGTACATAGTATAATCGCTACAAGAGCTAATCAGCCAGAGTATATTATAAATAGATTTAAACGAGAAAAGTCCGCTGCACTTAGGAATGCTAAAATAAGATTATCAAATATTAAGCTTAGTGAAGTAATACAGGTAATGAGAGGTAAATCTAAGTGGATTAAACACTAATTAAATGGCTGAAATTAAAAACAACTTTATAAAATCCAAGATGAACAAGGACCTGGACGACAGACTTGTTCCTACTGGAGAGTATAGAAATGCTCAGAATGTATCTATAAGCCGCTCAGAGGGTTCTGATGTGGGTGCATTGGAAAACATATTGGGTAATTCAATTATACAATCTACTGTATTAAACATACCAAATATAGATGTTATAGGCTTTTTGGCTGATAATGCTACTAATAGTATATATTTATTTTTAACCGATTATACAGACGCCTCGGTAGATAGAACTTTTGCCCCGGCTAATACTAATTGTATTATATCTAGGTATAATACAATTACCAAAGACTATAATAAACTAGTTGAAGGCAGGTTTTTAAATTTTTCTAAAACTAACATAATAACAGGAGTAAACTTATTAGAGAGTCTGCTATTTTGGACAGACAACAGGAATCAACCAAGAAAAATAAATGTTGATTTAGCAAACCCCGGGAGTGCAACTAATCCAACTTATTATATTTCAGAAGATACTATTTCTGTAGCAAAGCCCGCCCCTTTAGAAAGCATTAAATTAGTTAATATTGCTCAGGGTTTGCCATTAGTTTCTACAATGACCAACCCCTCTGAGGAGTTTTTGCCTAATGATGCCCCTAAGGTAATTTGCGGGGCTGGAGTAACTGGCGATTGTTATAATGAAAACTGGGCGGGTGATCCAAACTATTTACAAGATAAATTCATAAGATTTAGCTACAGATATAAATTTGATGATGGAGAATATTCTTTAATAGCTCCGTTCACTCAAATATGTTTTATACCTAAGCAACAAGGTTATTTTTTAGAAGGAGATTCAGAAGCAGCCTATAGGAGCACTGTTGTTCAGTTTGTTGAAAACAATGTAACCCAGATAGTATTAAACATACTTTTTGAAACTGAAAATCCGGGCACAGATCTGCATATCACTGATTTAGATATACTATATAAAGAATCTGATGGCTTAGCAATAAAGGTGGTTGAATCAATACCTATTAAGAACGTGTTTAGTAGAATGAAGTCAAATGTAAACAAGATGGTTTACGATTTTACTTATATATCTACTAAGCCATATAAAACTCTTCCTTCAGACCAAACAACAAGGGTATACGATAAGGTGCCAACAAGGGCTTTAGCGCAAGAGGTTTCTGGCAATAGAGTTATTTATGGCAACTTCTTCGATAAAATGTCCCCTCCTTTATCAATAGACTACGGGGTAGGGTATTCGGCTAAAGCTTATAACTCATCCGCTGTTACTCCCCAAAGTCAAACAGAATATCCTAATCATACGGTAAAACAAAACAGAAATTATCAAGTTGGTGTAGTTTTATCTGATAAATTTGGCAGGCAATCATCTGTAATACTTTCATCAAGAGATACTGCTGATAACGAAGAGGGCATTCAATATGGTGGTTCAACAATATATCTTCCTTATTATGGCGGCCCTATAACAGATATACTATACTGGCCTGGGTATGCTTTAAGGATTTTGTTTAACAAAGCAATACCAAGCAAAACGCAAACAGATATACCTGGTTATCCTGGATTATACAGTTTAACTAATCCGTTGGGGTGGTACTCATATAAAATAGTTGTAAGACAACAGGAACAAGATTACTACAATGTTTACTTACCCGGTATCTTAGACGGCTACCCTGCTAGTTTTACAGGCTCTGCAAGTTTAGAAATAGGTAAAACAGCAAATATTGTTTTAATAAATGACAACATTAACAAGGTCCCAAGGGATTTATCTGAAGTAGGGCCTGACCAAAGACAGTTTAGAAGCAGTGTACAGCTTTTTGGGAGAGTGGCACCGACCTCTAATTCAAACGAGCAATATTTTCCAGGAACATTATCCGATACTGTAGTTTCTATATCTACTGTTTCAGACACAAATTATAATGGTACGCAGGGATCAAGTCTTACTTACCCTGAATTTTACCAAAGCGAAACCAACCCTTTAATAGGTAGGGTAAGCACGGAGGCTGCTATAGGGACTATAGCCACTGCATTCTATGAAACACTAGGGGTTTTTGAGACATCTCCTGTAGTATCTTTATTGGACATATATTGGGAAACAAGTTCAACTGGTTTGATATCTGTATTGAATACAGCAATTGACGAAGGATTTTCAGGGCCAGCAACAATAAATCTAAACGGCGGGTACAGCCAAAACGAAGGTATGGCTTTTGGAACAAAAATAGTAAATAAAGCTTTTATAGAAAATAACGGGGGGGTGCCTATAACTACGCTTGTTAACTTTGCGTTTAGCTCTGTTATAGATGGTAATGGTGTTAATAGAACAAATGAGTTTGTTATATTACCCTCTTCTAATTCTATTTACCAATTTGATATATTTACAAATGCTTTATTTTACTATGGCTCAAACTCTGTATTTGATGTAGCTAATAGGTCTTTTACTTTTGCTATAGATTGCGAAGACACTGTTGGATTAACCACAGAACAATTACAATTTACTGGGTCTGTGGAAAACGTGGCCCCTGAAATAACTAATACTCCAAACCCTACTGTAAAAACATTTTTCGATATGCCTTTAGGCTTTCCAATAATGCAAATGACAGGTATAAACGGCTCAAATATTAATGGAAATCAAACACAATTAGGACTTACTTGGTCTATAATTTGGATAGCTTATAATGGCTCCATCGCGGTTCCTGAAAATGAATTTGTAATAGACCCTACTTCAGGAATAATAACAAATCCAAATAATACTGCTAAAAAAACAGGCAATTACGCAATTGATGTCATTTTAAAAGACGCCTCTGGTGCCCAATCGCAAGTTTTTCAAGTGCTTGCTTCTTTTGGCATAACCGAAGGCATAAATCAACAAGCAACAGTAATTAGTCCTTACGCCGGAGGGACAGAGTTTAATATAGAATGGATAACTACTACAGTGTCACCAATTGACACAAATATGGTAGTTAACCTAGGTTATACTTATTTATGTGTAAACGGGTGCGTAGAAACTGCAGAAGCAATACCTTTGCCTGCAGACAATAAAATGACTTGTAAAATAACAAGAAACAGTAATTGGCCTAACCCGCTTACATCCATCGGCTTTAGAAGGGCAGAAATAGGAACTAATCCAGGAGTACCTGAAAATATTCAATTTCCAAGCGGAGGATCGGCAGATGTTATGCAATATGAATTTACAAATATGGAACCAAACTTTACATATTATGTAACTGTTCTTGAGCGACAATAACAATATTAAATATTTACAAAAATAAGTGATTATAAATTATGGCTGCAGCAATAGAAATATCATACTTTAATTCGTTTTGGCTAAAGCAGGTTACAAACGACGACGCTACTCCGCAGCCAGTGTGGCCTAATGGCTACCCATATCAATCTGGATTTCCGGGCAGCATCGCTTTTCCTGCAAGCGTGAACAACTGGTTGGTTGAAGAGTCTAGAATTAGAGGGGGTTATAACAATACACAAGTGGACCTAGGCGTTAAAGCTTACATAGTAGAAGAGGAATCTAGTCAGCAATACAGACCCAATGCTTTAATATATTCAGGTATATTTAATTCAAGGACTGGTATTAACAATACTAACCAATTTTCTGTAGGAGAAAATATCACTAAGGCTGTAGACCCGGTAAATGGATCAATACAAAAGCTTTATGCTGAAGACACTAACTTAATAGTTTTTCAAGAAAACAAAGTAAGTAGAGCATTGATAGATAAAGACGCTATATATTCTGCAGAAGGCAACGCAGCTATAACTTCATCACAACAGGTTATAGGACAAATAGTGCCTTACTCTGGTAATTATGGCATTAGCAGAAATCCAGAAAGCTTTGCTGTTTATGGATACCAAAAATACTTTACGGACAAGGATAGAAACGCTGTTTTAAGGCTCTCTATGGACGGCTTGACAGAAATATCTTCTTATGGTATGATAGACTATTTTAGGGACAACATGATCAACGTGGGTGAGTCTGGGGTTATGGTAGGAGGGTACGATATACATAACAAAAATTATACGTTATCTTTACAAAATACCTCTGCTACACAAGAAAATTCTAATTCAGCTTCTACATACGCTACATTAACCTTTGACGAGTTAGTTAACGGGTGGAATAGCTTCTTTACTTATAAACCTACTTTTATAACTAGTCTTAGGAATAATTTTTATAGTTTTAAAAATGGCTCTATATACCAGCATTATTCTAATGCAACTTCAAACAGATGTACCTTTTATGGGGAATATGCACCTTCAAATATAACATTTGTATTTAACGAAGGATCATCAGTGTCTAAGAATTTTCAAACAGTTAACTACGAAGGCGATAACGGGTGGCAAGTAACCAGTTTTATTTCTGATAGTCAACAATTTGACTTTGTCAATGACGGCTGGGTTAGCTATAATGATACCACAGCTCAAGTACCTAGTTACAATCAAACATACACCGACGACGGCGTTATATATAGATTAGGTTTTGATAGAAAAGAAAACAAATACTTTGCTAATTTAATAAACAATAGCCCAGCTAGAGAAGGAGAAGTTATTTACGGGGGAGAAGTGTCTGGAATAAAAGGATTCTTTGCTACGGTTACATTTTCAACAGACGATATTACCGACAAAGGCGGTTCTAAAGAACTATGGAGCGTTGGGTCCAACTACGTTGTATCTAGTTATTAATTAAATTAAATTAAATGAAATTAAGTGTATTTGAAAGAGATGTAGAAAAACTGCAAAATTCAATGCTAATCCTAGCACAAAATGGCACGGAAGGAATATACGGAGACGGTAAGTCTTTGGTTAATAATGAAGACTTTAAAGTAACAAACAGTTACTCCGACAAAATATACATGAGGAAGCTGGAAATGAAGAAAGGAAGTATTGGTATAGGAGCCATACACAATACCGACCATTTCTGGTTTTTGTTAACAGGTAGAATACTAGTTAAATCGAATAAAGAAGAAGTGGAACATATTGCTCCTTGTATTGAAAGTTCCCCAAAAGGAACTAGAAGGATTATATTGGCTTTAGAAGATTCTATATTTGTTAATGCGCATAAAAACCCTTTAGATTTAAGGACTGACGAAGAAATAGAAAAATACATTTATTCATTTACTATGGAAGAATATAATAATAAAAATAAATAATTATGGCGGGACTAATTGCGGCGGGCATCGGTGCTGGAATTCAACTTATAGGAGGCATCTTTGGGGCTAGTAAAGCTAGTAAACAAAGAAAAGCAGCGGAGCGTAATCAGGTAAGGTTGGAAGCAAAAATAACTAGTTTAGAAAACAATAGGCAACCTATAACAAATCCTTATGCCGGGGTAACCGATCTTAGTGGTAAGGCTAAAGACTTAAGTGGTATAATGAGTAACCCATATGCTAGTCTGGGAGTTGCCACACAAGCAGCTGAGATGCAAATGGAACAAACAGATATGGCCTTAGCCAATACCCTTGATATACTAAGAGCTACCGGTTCTGGTGCCGGGGGTGCTACAGCGCTTGCCCAGGCTGCATTACAAAGTAAACAAGGTGTTGCAGCGAATATAGAGCAACAAGAGGCTCAAAATGAAAAACTAAAAGCTCAAGGCGAATCTCAACTTCAACAGATGAAAGTGTCCGAACAACAAAGATTGCAAGGCGTTCAACTAAGCGAGGGGCAAAGGCTTCAGGATGCTGAGGTTGCAGGCAAAGGATTCCAGTTTGGGACTCAAGAAGAAAGAGATAATGCTAAACTAGATAGATTATCAGGGCAGGAAACGCAAGCAAGAACCAATATAGCTCAAGCTAATCAAAATCAAGCTTCAGCAATTTCTGGGGCCGTTAGTGGAATAGGAAATATAGCAAGCGCTTATATAGGGCGGAGTAATTAAAGAAATATATTAAAATGAGTTATAGAAATCCAGGAATAGTAACAGACCGATCAGGAGAATTATTGGGGCAAGCCCTAGCTGGTTTAGGCTCAAATATAGCTAGAGGCATAGAAAATGCTGGGATTAGGCGAGATCGCATTAAAAAAGAAAAAGAGGCGGAGGACAAGGCGCAACAGAAAATGTATACTGATGTAGAATTAGCTGGTAATGAAAAAGCGGCTAATTTTAAAGCTGACTTGCCGAAAACCACGTTTAATGAAAAGCTGAATCCTATTATCGATGCTAGAATAAAGGCCGCAGGGGACGCTAAAATAGCTTTATATCAAGAGTCCAACCCGGCTAAAAGGGCGGAGTTATTAAAGACTATTTCTGGCGTAGACAACTTTTTACTTAGCACAGGCGAGTATATTAATAACCTAGCGGCCGATGGGGCTACTTGGGCTAGCATGAGCATAACAGATTTAAATAATAAATTTGCTGTTAATGGATCAGATCCAGAAAGTGTAATGAACAACCAAGGCCTTGTTAGTTTCGTATCCGGTAAGTCTTCTGCTGACTTTGATATGTATTTTGATCCAGAAAATAATTCAATAAATTTAAACGCTAGCGGAAAAATAGGTGATAAATCATGGGCGGTAACTGGTTTTAATTCTAAAGATTATTTAGTTTCTGGAGGGGAATTAGTTACTGATATACCACAGGTGGCACAAGAAGTTCAGGATGCTGCAAAAAAATTAGTTACTGATAATAAAGGCGTTCGCTTAGATTCAATAGCTAAAGAACCGGATTACCAACAGTTTTATATAGATGTTGTAGATAACAAAGGCAAAAAAACTGGCAAGAAATTAGTTGGTGGTAAAATTGAGGTTATTGACCAAGATGAAATAAAATCTTTAATAGGCAAAGAAGTCTCTGCAAGTGTAGAAGGTTTTTTAAAGTTACCGCCTATACAACAAAACTTAATATTAAGGAATCAACTTGATAGTGATTACAAAAATTTAGATGAATTTTTAAAAGACAATCCAAGTACTGATGGGCAATTAAAAGTCTTAAATGGCTTGTTTGAAGAATTAGCTTTAGAAGGTCCAGATGGAATAAACAAAGCCTGGAAATCTTATGGGGAAGGTAAAGACAAAGTATATTACCTAGCAACAGAGCCTCTTAAGGATATTGCATCGGCCAAATCAACGGGTAGTGGGGCGGATACTAAAAAGTTTCCTGAGCAAAAAGCAAAAGAATACTACGATGTATTTAGAAAAGATCCAGCTGGTGAGTGGGAAAGGCTTATTGGTACTCCAACAAATTATGATAGAAAAAATAATATAATAACTGTTTTTGCAGAACAAGCTGTCCTTGACGCTGAAGGCGCGGAGGTTTTAGGTGAAGACGGATTTCCTGAAATGACAACAAAACCTATTGAATACGATATGAATGTCCCTTTAACAAGAAATACTTTTTATACAAGGCTTTTTGAAAATAGTGGTTATGCAGGCGGCGGGGCGGCGGGAGGCCAATTGCTTCAGGCTTTTGGTGAAATCGTAAAAGGTGGTACTAGAAAAAAAATGCAATCTCCCGTTAAAACAGTAGAAGATTATATGAAACAATACAATATCCAAAAGAAGTAATTATACTATGGAAGATTTAGAGGTAATTATTCAGCGCATGATAGATGCTGGGGAATCAGAAGAAAGCATAAAATTAGTTATTGAAGGATATGATGATTTTAAATTAGCTGAAACTGAAAAACCGGGAAAGATAAAAAGCCAAGGAGCGGGTGCGCCTGTGGCGGAAACTGTAGCACCCAAAATAGTGGAAACAGCTACGGATTCAAATTTGGAAAATGGTTCTTTGGGATTAGAAGAAATTAGTTTAAAAGAAAAAAAATCATTACCATATAACGTTGCGCAAAAATTAATTAAAGAAAAAAACTTTACTAGAAAAAGGGTAAAAGAAGTTACTGATGAATTAAATAAACCTTCTATGGGAGGATCTTTAGTTGACGCAATTAAATCCGTACCCTTGGAATTACTAAAGGGGATAGGTGAAATTGAAAACATGATTAAATACGGCCTTTTAAATGCGGCCACTAGTTCCTCTGATTTAAATAAAGAAGAAAAAAATTTACTTTACAAATCTTTTACTCTTCCAAATACTTCTCCTTCATTTCAAAATATAACACCTAAATTACAAGAGGCTTTAAAAAACATAGAGGAAGACAGGATAATAACCGAATCAACAGGGGTTTCTGATGCTTTAGCTAAAGGAAACTATAAAGAAGCGGCTTTTCTAACTACAGAAGGAATTATAAAATCATCCCCATCTATTGCGGCAGCTTTTTTGGGCCCAGCAGGAATGATTGTATACGGGGCAACAGTTGCAGGTAATAAATTCGATGAAGAATACGAAAAAAATCCCGAAGAAGCCTCTGCAAGTTTACTTGGTAACGCCATTGCCACGGGCGCACTGCAAGTTGGGAGTGATTACGCTTTTGGGAAAATATTAAAAACAGCGGGGGTTATTAAATCAAAAGGAGACGCTAAACAAGCTGTTGAATTTTTAAAAACCGGGTGGGCGTCAATTGCAAATAAATTAAAAAGTGGGGTAATTGTAGCGGGAGGAGAAGGAACTACCGAAGTTGTTCAAGACTTGGCTCAAAAAGCTTTAGATATAGTTTCTTTAGATAGACCCGTGGACTTATCTAATATAACTTATGAATTAATAGATAGCTTTATACTAGGGGGTATAATGGGGGCTGGCGTGAGCGGTGTAGCTAATATTGCGCAAAGTGGTCCGGCTAAAAAAAGCTATGCAGAGTATTTATTAATGCCTGAATATTTAAAAGAAAACATTAAAAAAAGGTCTGAAGAAATAAATCAAATAGCCGCTCAAATTGATATTAATGAAAATCCTATAAGTCAAGAAATATATTTAGAAAAAATACAAAATATACAAAATTCTATAATTAAAGATAATGCTGACTATCTTACAGGTTTAAACTCAATGAATGACCTCGAGTTAAAAAGCTATGCCACAAATAAAGATGTAATACTTAAAACAAAAAATAATCTTAAAGTTAACGAAGATCCTACTGGGATATTGTCAAAAAAAATAGACAATTTAGAAAATCAAAACAATGATATACTAGAAATTGCTGCCGAAAGGAAGCTTGACGATAACATAAGGAAAACCGTAGAATTATCGAAAAAATC